ACATTCACGAACGAGGTCTGATTTATTCAGATCGCTCAGCTCTTTTACTTTGTTGATGAGATCTTGACCGACGAGCATGAGTAGGCTCAAAGGTGGGCATTTGCGACCATAGCTTAAAAAGCCAATATCTGCAACCCAGCCGTCAATAAAGTCTGATGCCCGTTGACCGTCCAGCTCCTGCGTGCAGCGGATTGAACTCACGCCAGACCAAGTACCCCAAGGCGTCGTTCATGTGGTCAAAGCCTGCATCCTTGTCAGGCTCCCCCTTGTCTGTGTAGCACTGCAGCTCCAAGCACTCGGTCAGTCTCTTGCATTGCGGCGCGACCTGTAACCGGACTTGCCCTTTGCCGTTTTCCAGCAGAGCCTGAACAGCAGCCACCCGATCACGAACGGGAGGATTAGCCCTGGGTGATTGGTTGGACATGCCATAGGACTCAAGGATTGCAATGTCGGTCTGCGTTGCATTGGTGCTGCGATTGCCGCCGCTGGCGTCTGGGTAGATGTAAATACGGCGATCCGCGTATCGACGACGGATCTCGGCAGCCAGCGCGTCGGTGTCATGGGCGCCGGAGATCTCGTCGATGATCAGCAGGCCATTGCCAATGCGAACGCCGATCACTGCACTCATGTTGCCGACGTTGAAGTCAATGCCAATGCGGATTGGTTCGCGGTCAGTATCAGGCAGGTCAGGTTGTACGTGCTTGGTGCGGTCGAAGCGGTCATAAACCTGCCCGGTGGTGAGGTTGACGAACTCACCGTCTAAATATGCACGCAGCAAGCTGGGGTCGTAGTTGGCTTCAAGACGCTCAATAAAGTCGGGCGGCAGGTGGGGATTATCAGCGGTGCGCATCTTGATCAGATGCCGATCAGGTCTTGCCCTTGCGTCATCACTGCCAAAGGTATTCCACATCCAGCGGAAGCCTTCAGGTGTTGACGCTGCGCCAAACTGCCTGACGTTGCCGGAGCGTAAGCGAGCAAGGATTCTAGGAAATGCCTTGTTAGCAATGCTTGGTATGACAGTATCGATTTCGTCAGCCAAGACCCAAGCGAGGTTTAAGCCGATGATGCGTGACCAGTTCTCAAATGATCGGCACAGGATTTTGGTATCACCGCCTGGCAGGTGCAGCATGTACTCAGGCAATGGTGATGCCCGAAAGGTGTATGGAATGTCGTACGCCTCAAGGAATGCCTCAAAATCTGTCTGCCAAATGTCCCTGATCAACGGAATAGTCGGCTCCATTACTAAACCGATGAAGCCTTGATTAGCAGCGGCAAGGGTTACAGCCTTGGCACATAGCGCACGGGTCTTGCCAGCACCGTAACCAGCAGAGATGCCAAGGATCTGAGTGCTGCTGTCGTCTACGAAGGCAAGCTGCCCTGGGTGCAGGTCAGTGCGGATGCGGGCTAAGAGTTCTGGTACATCAACATCCGCATCGCCATGACCAATTTGCTGAAGGACGCTGCCCGTTGGCGCTGCAGCAAGAATGCTCACGAACAGAGTTGCGCCAGTTTGGCTGCGGTGTTAATGGCACCAAGGGCAATGTGATACTGCCCAGCACGACGGGCTTCCATTTGCAAGGTGCTGCACTGGGATAGGAGATCAGCGATCATCTGCGGACGTTCGATGTCCCAGTCAGCCTTAAGCATCTCGCGTGCCAACTTGAGGTATTGATCGACCGTGCGGTCACCAACCCCCCAGTTCTCGGAGGCAAATCGAATGCAGTCCGAGCGTCTACCGCCGTTTGCGATGATGCGTGCAAAGCGGTTAGCGCGGTCGATTGTTTCTTGTTTAGTGCCTCTTTGGGCAGCCATTAGAACGCCTCTTGCTGCTCGGTGAAGTGTTGATCAGATGGTACGCAGACGGCGGTGTTGCCGGTGAAGTCTTCCCAGCGTCTGACGATCACATCGCAGTAAGCGGGGTCAAGTTCCATAAGGCGAGCTTTTCGGTGGATACGCTCTGCGGCAATGATGGTGGTGCCGGATCCACCAAAGGAATCGAGGACCACGTCGCCCTGTTTTGTGCTGTTTGCCATTTGATATTGGAACAATTCAACGGGTTTCATGGTTGGGTGTTCACCATTGCGACGTGGCTTATCAAATTCAAGGATTGTGGTTTGCTTGCGGTCTGAACCCCAGTAGTGAGCAGCACCATCGGTCCAGCCATAAAGGCAGGGTTCGTGCTTCCACTGGTAATCTTGACGGCCCATTACCAAAGTAGATTTAAGCCAAATCAAGCATTGACGAACTTTCCAACCAGTATCGGCAGCAGCGCCCCTGAAATTGTATCCTTCAGAGTCCGCGTGCCAAATGTAAAAGATAGCGCCAGGGCGTAAAAAGCAATTTGCTGCGACATAAACATCATGCAGAAATTGACGGAACTCACCGTCCTTCATGCTGTCATTTTTAATAGTGAGCGCATCTTTAGTTTTGCCCTCATAAGAAACGTTATAAGGAGGATCGGTTAGCCAAAGGTCGGCTGGTTTGTTTTCCATTAACCGTTCTAAAGCAACGGTGTCAGTGCTGTCGCCACAAAGGAGGCGGTGATTGCCAAGGATCCAGAGGTCGCCTGGCTTGGTGATTGGTTCCTTTGGTGGCTCGGGGACGTCATCTGGATCGGTCTTGCCCTGCTCCGGCTCTAGCACCTCGGCTAGTAGCTCGTCATCTTCAAACCAGGGTGTCAGGTCATGCTCTTCGCTGAGCTGCCGAAGCATCTCGTTGTCCCATTCGCTGAGGTCGCTGGAGCGGTTGTCAGCGATGGCTAAACCTACTTTTTCGTCTTCGCTGAGGCCAGTACGGCGTACAGCGATTAGCTCATCGCCTTCGGCTTCTATGATGCGGACTTTATTGATGCCTGCTTTTTTAGCGCCTTCGACGGTGCCGTTACCGGCAAGGATGCGACCGTCTTCGTCAATGACGATGCTGCGGGCGGCACCGTAACGCTTGAGGGATTCAGCAATTAGGGCAGCAGAGCGATCTGTCCGCTTGCGGGCATTTTTGTGATCTGACTTGAGGTTATTGATTGATGTCACGCAGGCGGTTGTATGACGTTTGCGGGAATCATACAGAAATCAACCTAGCCGGTACAGGCTTTGAAGTTGGTTGATTTTAGGTTCGACGAGGTGGTGCGAGGAAACGGTGCCACAGGTGTTGCCGATGCAGACGCGGACACTGCCGTCATCGAGCGTATGGCAGATCGGCTGGACGGAAGTAGCGGCTGATTCCACCAGTGAGTTCAGACGGTCTCTGGGGGTCATTGGTCTGGTGGTAGAGGGCTGTGAGGTAGTCGTCCCACAGTTTGAGCCAGTGCGCAACGTCTTGGTTGGTGGGGTTACGGCTTGACTTCATTTTGAAGGGAGCAGAGGACAGCGGCTGCAATGCATTCGAGGACTGGGCGCGGTGCGCTGCCTCTAGCAGCCCTACAAGCGGCTGTAACAGCGTTCTGATAGGCGTGCAAGGAGAAGGGCGCGGCAAGGGCTACAGAGGCGCCAGAGGCCACTGTGGGGTCTCCTAGCGCACGCAGGCGGATGAGCTGCCCGCGTTCGATGTTCAGTTCCTTGGCTTGGCGTAGCAGGTGGTCGTTCTCGTCTTGGGTGAGATAAACCTTGACGGGCAGGCGCTTTTCGGTGGTCATGTCAGTAGGGCAGGGCGTTTTCTTCAGCGGGTACAAAGTCGCGTGGGTTGACCACTTCGACCTTGGGGTCAGCGTCATCGACGGGATCGCGTAGCAGGTTGCGGTACATGCCTGGGTTGATGTGACCGGGCGGTGGTGCGTCAAAGTCCTCTAGCACGCACCGCTTGGCATCGATGAGGCGCTGCAGGAGCTTGCGGGCACCGACAGCGGTTGAGATTGGTTTGAGTGCCATCAGGAGAATGCCTCCTCGCGCTTGCGCTCCTCATCGGCAAACGGATGCAGGACAAATCTGCCAGGGCTGACGCCTTCGATGGCAGGCTTGTGGGTCATGTACCGACCGAACTCGTCGTAGCGCCCCACGCAATACGGGTAAGCGTTACGCAGTTGGAACTTATCGAGCTTGCGCTGCGCTTCATCAAAGTCGTCAGCGTCAACGGTGCGGAACGCTGGTGCGGTGCCTTCCTTGGCAGCTTTGGGCAGGACGGCAAAAACAAATTGGTTACGGCTTTCTGGGCTGAACAGTTTCATCGGATCACATCGGGGATGTAGTTGGTGGTGTTGAGGGGTCGGTCGTTGACCGTGAGGTAACGCTCGTCGCGTAGCCAGCGGAAGCAATCAGGCAAGGGGCTGACGAACGTGCCCGCTGCGAGGTGCTGATGGCTGATCTCAGTTTCCAATGCTTCGAACAAGCTGGCAACGGTTTCGGTCCGGAGAGTTTTCTGCCACTGCCCAAGGGCTTTGGGCTTGGACTGACTGGCAGCTCGTACAGGGGCTGAGAGGTACGTTTTCCAGAACTGCTCAAAGGCTGGATCGCCTTTGGTTCTACGCCTTGGCGCGGGTTGGTCAGACGCTGCTGGAAACTCGTTTTCCAGCTTTACATGGGTTCTTGTTATGGGTTCTTGTTCATGGGTTCTTGTTTGTAGGTCGTTTTCGACCTGGGTACCTAGGTCGTTTTCGACCTGACCCCTAGGTCGTTTTTGACCTGGGTCGTTTTTGACCTTAGGTCGTTTTCGACCTGGGTGGTCTAGGACGACGTGGTACACGGCACTGGTGCCAGGGCGGCGTTCAACCTCCAGCCAGCCGGTTTCTACAAGTGTGCTCAACGACCGCTGAACGACCTTCCGTGAGATACCAGAACGATCTGAGATTGTTTGCAGTGATGCGTAGCAGCCTTTCGGGGAGTTCCAGCCGAACCTGTGTAACCAGAGATAAACAACGATGGCTTTTGAATCGATGCCGGCGTCCATGAGTTTGTATGGGACGGCAGCAAAAGCCGTGGACTTAACCGCAGCGGTCATGTAAGATTTGCCCGTGATTTGTCTACGCCTTGCAGGGTCCTTCACCCCTGCGGGGCGTTTTTCATTGTGGCAGGGAATCTTGGGTCATGGGCACCTCCAGCTCGATCCGTTGCAGCGCCTGGTCTAGGAGCTGATTGACGAAAGATTTCTGTGATTGATAGGTAGGCATGACAGCCTTAGCGCGGCTGAGGATGGCGTCGTCGATGGCGACGTTGGTGGCTTTGCCGATGGGCATAGAGGTTGCGTTATGCGGGTATCCGGCGTAGATTACCCCGAAATCGACCATTGCGCAACATGCTCGCCCCGGTCCAGCACCTTGAGTTCAACGAAAATTTGCACCGCTATCGGTACAAGGGGCGCTGGCTGCCGTTCAGCGTGTCAAAGGTTGCCAACCGCACCACGCCGGAACAGGAGGCGCAGTTTGAGCGAACCAAGCACATTTGGGCGCCACGCGGCACGACCATTCATTCCTTCTGTGAAGCAATGCTGCTAGGCGAGGAGCTGCAGGAGACTGATTACACGGCATGGACCGATGAGCTGCAGGAGTGCTGGCTGCTGCGTGACTCTGACGCACTGGCTGTTGAGTACAGGCTGTGCGATGCCCGCAAGGGCGTCGGCGGCAGCTTTGACTTCCTGCTGCGGACATCGAACGGCAAGGTCGTACTGGGTGACCTGAAGACGGTTGGCAGCAACTCAGGCGTATCGCAACGCAAGCCAGCCACGGCTCAGCTTGGGGGCTACCTTGCCATGCTGATCGACCATCACCCGATGGTGACGGTGGACTGGTGTTACACGGTGGTGGTCGGTCCTGGGCGCTGCAGGGTAATTCAGAGTGAGCCTGACGAGTGCTTAGGTGCCTGGGTGGATGCTTGGGATGTGTTCAAGCAAGAGGTCTGCCCGTTCTGAGTCGCCGTACCGCGTGACAGTTTTTATGGTGTCACGGGTTGAAATAGGTTGCATCTCCACCTGATCCATGGCATCCTTTGTTTGTCGGGGATGCCCGGCTACCACCAACCACCTGCACAACCCCAATGATCAACCGCATTAACAATGCAATTTGCCTTGTGGTGGTTGCAGCAGTCGTTGCCATGATCGGCATCGAGGCTGCTAACCAGCCCGGCATGACCCACAGCGGCACTCAGTTAGAGATTCGCCGCTGATGTCTGACAGAATCGCCCGCAACTTCGCGCAGTTTGACCGCGAGAACCCAAGCGTCTATGACGGGCTGCGTCGTTTGGCGCTGCAGGTTCGCCGCACAGGGCGGCAACACTACGGCATCAAAGCCTTGTTCGAGGTTCTTCGATATGAATATGCTTTGACCACATTCTCTGATGATGGCCTAAAGCTCAACAACAACTACACCGCTCTTTACGCCCGCAAGTTGATGGAGTGTGAACCAGAGCTGCAAGGCTTCTTTCACCTGCGCGAACGTGCGCCGCGTTTCAGAGCAGACCAGATCGTTTGACCCCGTTCTTACAGCACCGATTCATGACTGCCGACGAAAAACTATCAAGCCTCCTCAAGGAGATTGAGCAGGACCTAGCAAGCTACCGTTACCCGGTAACTGAACAGAAAGATCTGTTTACATCGCTAGAACTTGACCTGCTTTACGAATTGACTCGTGATGCCCGCAACGCATTGCACGATCCAGAGGATGAGGTACAAGCGGGCAGTTGGGCTGATGCCATTATCAAGCTCGACAACAAACTGACCAA